AGCGGGCCTGGCGGCAGGTGTCGATCGCCGGCGTCGACGTGCTGCTCGCCGACGTCAACCTGACAATCCAAATGTAAGGAGATTGCGCATGTCTGTCGACGCCCCCCCCGAAATCGAGCTGACCGCGGCCGGCGACCCGACCCCGCCGGCGGCCACCCCGCTGATCCTGAACGACGCCTATTTCGAGATCGGCGGCGTCAACCTCAGATGTTTGGTGCAGCATCTCGAGGTCAGCCCTGAAAACAAACTGGTCACTGTCACCTCGTTCTGCGCCGAAACTGATTATCCGGGTGTGACCAAATGGCATCTCCGGGTCACGTTCTATCAATCGTTCGATGTGGGCGCCGTCTTCGCCACGTTGAACGCCGCCCTGACCGCCTACAACGCGTCGGGCACACCGGTCAACTTCAAAGCCCGCCCCTACTCGAGCCGGGTAGCGGCGGCCAACAATCCGATCATCTCGGGGCTGGCCATCCCCCAGCCGTTCGAGCTGATCGGCGGCGACGCCGGCGCCGCCTCCCAGGTCCAGATCGACTGGAATCTGACCGCCCCGCCGACCGTCGACACCGGGGCCGTGACTGCCACCGGGGCGACCGCCGGCGCCCCCGGCTATTTCACCCCCAGCGGTGCGACGACACCCGCCAACCTGGCCGCCCTGACCGGTATCACCGCCTCGCCTACCACGGCGTGGACGACAGGCCAGTATGTGATCACCGCCGACCTGCTCGCCGCGCACTGGTCGAGCTCGGCCTGGGTGGCCGGTAAAGCCTGATGGCGGCTGCCGCCGCCGTCCAGGTCGTCGGCCTGCGGGCCCTGTACCGGGACCTGGCCAAACTGTCCGACCCCCGGGCCGGGGATCTCACCGATGCTATGGCCGCGGCCGGGCGGCGGGCCGCGCAACCCGTCGCCGACGCCGTCCGCTCCGCCTACCCGTCCGTTACTGGCCGGCTGGCCGCCTCGGTGCGGGTCACCGGGTCCCGGTCGGGCGCGGCCGTCAGGGTGGGACGCAAATCGGTGCCCTACGCCGGGCCGGTCGACTTCGGCGGCTACCCGGGCGACCGCCCCTACATCGCCTCCGGCCGTTACCTGTACCCGGCTATGGCCGCTCACCAGTTCGACGTCGTGACCGGCTACGAACAGGCTGTCGGCCATGCCGTCGACCGTTTCCGCTGGACCAACACCGGGGAGCAAGCCCATGACTGACGACGATCTGGGCCCGCTGCCCGACACGGTAACGGTCACCCAGTCGTTCATCGCCCGCCTCCCCTCCCAGCGCATCATCGACCTGCTGGCCAAAGTGGAGCCGGGAGCCAAGTTCGGGGACCTGGCCGAAAACCAGCCGCCCCGCCTGATCGCCTTCCGGGCGTTACTGCGCGACCATCCGGGCCGGGACCCGGCGTCGCTGTGGCTGGCCGCCTACGACGTCGAGGTCGCGCTGGTGGAGGTGGACCCTACCAACGGCAGCGCGCCGACGCTGTCGCCGCCATCTGCGCCTATTACAAAATGACCCCGCAGGCCCTCGACGAGGTTGACGACGAGATGTGGCAGGCGCTGGTGAGGGTCATGCAACGCGAGGCGGACGCCGTGCGGGCCGCCAACACCAAACTCCCGAAGGGCTGACCGGTGGCCGGCCCGACGATCCTGGTCCGGGTTCTCGGCGACCTGTCGAACCTGTCGAAATCGTTCTCGGACACCAAAAACAAGGCCGGCGAGCTTTCCGCCGGGGTCAGCTCGAGTATCGGCCAGACGCTGGCCACCCTCAACAAAACCGGGATTCTGGGCCCGTTCGGCGAATCGTTGGCGACCGCTAACGAGGCGTTCGGCGAGCTGGCCGACAAGGCCCACAGTGTCGGGTCGGCCATGCTCGGCCTGGGCGGCGCCTTCGTGGGGGTCGGCACCGGCCTGGCCATTCTGGGCTCGAAAGACCAGGCCGCCCGCCAGCAGCTCCAGGCCGCCATCGACGCCACCGGCAAATCCTGGGAGGACTACTCGGCCCGGGTCGAGGAGGCCATAAAACACAACGAGAAGTTCGGCGACACGGCCGCCCAAACCCAGAACGCCCTGCAGATCCTGACGCAGGCCACTGGCGACCCGGCCAAAGCGTTGCAGCTGCTGAACACCGCCACCGATCTCGCTGCCGCCAAACACGAATCATTATCGGAGGCGGCCACCCAGCTGGGCAAGGTGTACAACGGGTCCACCAAACTTTTGAAAGAGTTCGGTATTCAGGTGTCGAACGCCAAAGGGGCCACCAGCGCGGCGGCGGCCGCCACCAAAGCCGCCGACGCCGCCGACAAAGCCTCGGCGGCGGCCAAGCAGCGCCTGGCTGACCTGGAGACCATCGACGCCGCCAAAAAGAAACTGACCGTCACCGAAACCGTCCGCCTCCACGACGCCCAGCAGAAAGTGACCGCTGCTACCGCGACGGCTACCGCCGCCCACCAGAAAGCGGCGTCCGCCCAGACCGCCGCCCAGCAGGCCACCAAAAACCAGGCCGGCGCCGTCGACCAGCTGTCCGGGAAACTGAAAGGGCAGGCGTCGGCGGCCTCCGACACCTTCGCCGGGAAAATCAAAGCGCTCACCACCCACATCGAGGACCAGGCCGCCGCCTTCGGGAACAAGTACGGGCCGGCGTTACAGGTCGCCGGGCAAGGGTTCGCGGTTTTGGGCGGCACCATCGAAGCAGGCCGGGGAATACTCAACAAATACCGCGAGGCCCAGGACGCGGCCAAGAAAGCCCGGGAAGGGATGACCGCCGCCGAGGAAGCGTCCATCCCGTTCGAATGGGCGTCGCTAGGCCCGATCCTGCTGATCATCGCCGCCATCGCCATCCTGGCCGCCGCCGCCTACCTGATCTACCGCAACTGGAAAACCATCTGGTCCGGCATGAAAGACGCCGTCAAAGCGGTGTGGGACTGGATCAAACAGAACTGGCCGCTGCTGGTCGGCATCCTGTTCGGCCCGATCGGTATCGCCGCCGCCCTCATCTGGAAATACTGGAAGTACATCCTCGACGGGCTCAAAGTCGTGTGGAACTGGATCCGAACCGCCTGGGGCGACGTCTACCACTTTGTCGCCGACCCCATCGTCAAAGCCGTCGACGCCGTCGTCAACTTTTTTACCGGGCTGCCGGGCAAGATCGCCGGCATCACCAAAGGCATGTGGAACGGCATCGCCAATGCTTTCGTCGACGCCATCAATTTTATTGTCCGTATCTGGAACGACCTGCATTTCAAAGCCCCCGGCTTTTCGGTGTTCGGCCACCATGTCGGCGGTTTCGACATCGGCCTGCCCCACATCCCCGACGTCCCCCACCTGGCCCAGGGCGGGCTGATCACCCAGACCGGCCTAGTGTTCGCCCACGCCGGCGAAGCCATCACCCCGGCCCCGACCCGCCAGGGGCCGGCGGTGGTGTTCGCCGGCGACAACCATTTCTCCTCCGACATCGACATCGAGCTGTTCATGCGCAAAGCCGCCTGGGCGGTACAAACGAGCGGCGTATGACCACCTGTGTCCGCAAAGCCTGGCTTGACCTGTACGGCGACGGCACCACCATCCGCCAGCTCGAGGACACCACCGCCGGCTATTTCTGTCAGAACCTCGACCTGGGCTTCCCGGCCGTCCGCGAGGTCGTCAACAACCGGCCCGACCAGGACGGCCTCGCCGACCGCACCCAGTACATGGGCTCCCGGGTGGTGTCCGCCTACATCACCACGGTGGCCGGCGCCGCCGCATCCATCGACGCCGTCGCCAGCTCGTTCGCCGTTTACATGCAGCCGTCCGCCCGGCCGGTCCTGCACTACATCCTGGACCGGCCCGGCACCGCCGAACGCACCCTCACCCTGCGGGGCGCCGGCTACTCGTGGCCGGTCGCCGGGCCCGCCCAGCGGGACATACAACTCCAGTGGGTGGCCGCCGACCCTGTCTGCCGCGACCCCATCGTCAAAACCGCCACCGCCACCCCGGGCGGCTCCGACACCATCGCCTCCGCCGGCGACGTCCCCGTCCGGCCCCTGTTCCGGGTCACCGGCCCCATAACCCAGGCGAATATCGCGGTCACCCCGCCCGTCTACCCGGCCTGGCATCTGGCGTTCGCCAGCTCGTTCACGATCGCGGCCGGCCACCACGTCGACATCGACACCGACGCCCGCACGGTCTTTCTCGACGGCGACCCGGCCCAGCCCCGCCTGGCCAACATCGACTGGACCGTCACCTCATGGCAGTGGATCCCGCCCATGCCGTCCACGTCGACCATGACCCTGACCGGGACGTCCACTTCGGGCGCCACCCAGGTCGTCGCCATCTGGCACGACGGCTACCTCACCTAAGGAGAGTTCTCGTTTATGGCCGACAATGTTTCTGCCGGGGTGGCGAACAGCATCCTCAAC